CCACCGTGCCCATCACTTTTCAGATTTAGTTTTCTCGCTTGCATTGATGCCTGCGATTCACCTGCTTCTGTTAGAAATTGGAAAAAATTCTTCATATTAATTGTTTATATACCTTTATTTATTTGTTTAATATATCTTTAAGAATGGTCCATTTGCTGAGCCAAATTCTTTCTTTGCTCCATAATATAAAACTCTACACCAGTTCTTCATTTCACCTTTCTTAGAAATTTGAACCCAAGTATTTGCCCATTCCATAGCAATAAGTTTTGAAGAAAATCTTCCTGCAGAACTTCTATCACTCACATTTGTCTCATATATAATTGCATTTTCTAAAACCTCTTCAAAAGTATCACCAATTTTTTTACCATCTTGATATACAGCAACTTCGCCAAAATCAACCATAGAATTATTTTTAAGATTATTATACAAACCTATCCAATATTTTTTATCAACATCTTTCCAATTTCCTACAGGAGGAATATGTGGATGTTTAGTTGCTGATGATGGTCTAGTCATTCCAAGATCTGAAAAAAACTTATCCATTGCAACACTAGAAACCTTTCCAAGTTTTGCGCCAGCATCTTTTCCTTTTGGAGTTAAGTCAGTTTGAACCACATTCCTTGCCTGAGAATATTGGAAATTTCTAGATTGTCCATGTATTTGTCCTCCAGATTCTGTTTTCAAATCAAATCCAAGTTCTCCAGTATCAAATAAAAAATTTGCCTTTTTTCCTAAGGTAAGAGTGCATTTTAATGAATTTGGAATAAGATCTATATCAACTCTTGCAGTTTTATCTCCTCCCATATTTGCTAATTCCACACTAGCAACTTTTTTATTCTTTGATATTGCTTTTAAAGAAACGCCAATTAATATTTTATCTTGCAGTGCCTCTTTCATATAAGTATTCAAAAGAGACAAGTTTGCCTGTTTTCCAATTCCATCAATATTTGTAAGTTCTCTTATTGTACCCTCAACAGTTCTTTTCATATTTTTTTTAACCATAACAATATCCATTGGATTCCATCTATCTTTGACGGAAACACCACAATCCTTTTTAGCAATATCTTCAATATAAGGCATTATTCCAGAATCTCTAGAATATTCATATCCTTTGCTTGATCCTAGAAATTTTTTTAATGCTGCTGCCTGTTTTCTATAAGTTTCTTTCCATTCAGTATTATAACCATCATAAACTTTTAACATAACTGCATCAGATGGTTCCTTTCCAGTTTCAATTACAGATTCAAAAAAAACTCTTGAACCATTTTCTTGTTTAGCAGTTTCTGTAGCACTGGTAGCCATCTGTTATTGACTGATACTCTTTCAAGTATTTATTAATGGAGAATAGGAGACTCGAACTCCTGGCTTCAGCCTTGCAAAGACCGCGCTCTACCAACTGAGCTAATTCCCCCTACCCACCAATTATAAAACCCCTCAACTAAAAAGTCAAGGGGTAAGAGTAATCTTTCGCTTTATCTATCAGCGGACATTAGCAGCATACCACTTCTCAAAGTCCTCTCTACGCTTATCACCTCTTGGGGGCATAGGAGTTTTTTCTCCACGAACAGGAGCAGACTTTTTCTGTTGTCCTGCTTCATACTTTTCTGGATTGTTGCGAGCCTCTTGTGCTTCACTTACACCAGTCTTTCTTTGTCTTTCAAGTTTCTTACCTTTTGGTTTTCCGCCAGGACCACTTGCAGGACCATTCCAATCTGGGTCATAACTACTATGTCCATATTCATCAGCACCTCTTGACCAATCTCTATCTTTTTGAGTCATCCCCTTTCTTGAACCAGAAGTCCAATAAGGTTTGGTGGATTTCTTACTTCTATCTCCTGCATCAGGATTACCCATTCTGTTGAAATGCTTTGAAGCAGCATCTACCTTTTTCTTTTTTTCACCCCTTTCACTATATTCACTTGCAGGTGTGTTCCTTCTTTTATTAGCAAGGTCACCCATTTTTTGTTGTGCTTTTGGAGTTTGTCCATAAGAACCTTCTGCTTCATCAAGAATAATATCAATTGCTTCCTCATCAATCACATTCGCCATCAACCACTCTGCTTCTTCCAGAGTTTCTGCATATCCTTCTACTTGAAGAAACTCAAGAACTGTATCAAAGATTTCTACTTCTTCGTTGTTGTTCTTTTTAGTCAGTTTATCAAAATAGTTAATATCCCTTTGCATCTTATTAGCGTTGTCTCTTCCCTTTGCAGGAGAAAGTGGTTTATCACCTGCTCTTCTTTGTGCTGCAAGGTCTCTTCTTCTTTCTGATGATTCACCTTTTACTGCTTCATCAATAGGAGCATAAACTTCAGAATATGCTTCCATCAAACCTTGTAAATGTTTAGGATCCATTTTTACAAATACTTTTCAATTATTTATAAAAAAAACCTCCTACAAGAGGAGATTAATATCAAAGTGTGTGTTTTTCAATTTGACTATCAAGTTCTACAATTACTCCACGAATATCAATAACCCGAGGAGGAATAGATGTCTCATCATAGGTATATCCCTTTTGAGCATCAAAGAGAACTTGACGAACTGCAGCAGCAGAACGAACATCAAGATTAAGTACTACTCCAGTTTCTTTAGTCACAGGTCTCCCTCCGCACGGTTTTCTGATTTATAAACAGAGAAGGTTCCTTCAGGATATCTTGCAGATAGTTTTTGATAATTAATTTCCATCAGTTCTTCAAATGAAGTATCAAGAGCAATGCAAAGTTGAGACATATACCAAAGCACATCACCTGCTTCTTTCTTCATATGAATAATATTATCTTCATTATAAGATTTTCCCTGTAGCAGAATTTTTTTGATTATTTCTACAAGTTCTCCACATTCTGCACTCATACCAAGAGCAGCAGTCATAAGGCGAGAAACATCAGCATCTTGAGTTTCCAGTTCAGTCAAACGGGCAAGCAAAGCAGCAAAATTACTACTTGCAGGACTTGTGGTTTGACGAACAAATTCAATATACTTATTAGGTTCAATAGTTGCCATATCTAAAACTTAAATCCCTCAAATGATTTTTTAGGTTTGTCTTCCTCATAACTATACTCTTCTTCTTTTTTATTGTCAAGTATGTCTTTTTGGGCACTTTGCTCCACATCAAATAATCTCATTTTTGACCTGTCAATTCCTAAAACGAACCTCCTATATTTATCAGTTGCAGCGTAGCGATTTTTAAGTTGCTTAACTAGAATTTGTCCTAACTCTTCCAATTCTTCAGTGCTAATAAGGGCAAACATAAGGTCAGCAGTAGCAGGAAGACCGAAGGACTCAGAAGTATCAGTAAGTTCAACATCAGAACTACCAAAACCTGAACGAGTAGTCTGAGTGGCGGAGACAATCGGGACATTAAATTCAACGGCAAGTCCTCTAAGTTCCTCAGCAATTGACTTGACCAATGTATAAGAATTGACATTACTACCACCTCTAAATCTGGAGGAAGAGCAAATGTTAAGATAGTCAATAAAAATAATGTCAGGTTTAAATGACTTCTTAAGTGCAAGTTCATTGAGAAGTGATTTGAAATGTCCTGCGTGTGCAGAAGCAGTAGGATACTCTTTAATAATCAAAGTTCCTTGTGTCTTCTTAGCAAGATTATTTACTTTAGTTTCGAATGTTGATTTTGGAAGTTCATGAATGTCTTGAATAGGAACATTCAGGAGGTTAGCGTCAATCCTTTCTGCAATGCGCTCCTCTGCCATTTCAAGCGTAATGTACAATACGTTCCGTCCCTGGAGCAGGACGGAGCTAGCGACATGGCACATGAATAAAGACTTCCCGACACCCGTACCAGCAAGTGCGATATTGAGAGTTTTGTTAGGGAGACCACCCTTTGTGATTTTGTTGAAATATTCGAGATCAAATTCAATTTTTTCCTCCTTTCTGTGATAAGACTCATAACGTTGTTCATAATCCTCAAGATAATCGTGACCGATGTGAGTATCAAAAGATACTGCAAGAGCATCTTGAAGAATTGAAGGAATTGAATCCCGATTCCTTTTTTGATCATT